TGAAGATGAAGATATATACATAGCATTACAGTTTTGCCAGAGAATGTATGAAACACCTACATCCAGAGCATACAAAGGTATTGCATCCATGTTAGATAGATTAGGTAGATATATGGAAACTACACCTATCACACACGGGCGGGATGGTAATATTACAGCTTTAGTAAATGCTGCTAAGAACTATGAGGCAATTAGAGCATCATTTAAAGGTGCATATAAAGATCTACAGGAAGAACAATCTAGTAGAGTAAGAGGTGGTATTGGAATGGCATATGATCAGTAATGGAGATATTTGAAAACATACCAACCTATGACAATGGAACTTGGACTGTTACAGACTTTTCTTCAAGAGAAGACTTTGCTACATTTATAAGAGACATTTTTAAAGAACCTGGTAAATATAATTTTGATGAAACTAGCTTATTATTTAATTCTGAATCAAGAACCTTTAGAGGAAATGGATATTACTGCGACTCTCCATTTAAGTCCAAAGACTTCATCAATTACTGGGATGAACAAAAGCTTAGATGTAGAAGAGGAGTTATTTACAAGTCAGGAGAAAACACTTGGTATCTTACAAGAGATTACTATATGTGGCTCAATTTCTTACCAATATTTGATAAGGAACAACAAATCTTTGACTTTGCTAAAATCAGGGATGCCCAATATCACATGGCCCTCTATGAACTATTGGCAGAGCTCAACTATAAGCATGTAGCTATTCTTAAAAAAAGACAGATAGCTTCTTCTTATTTTCACATGGCTAAGCTATTAAACCAGATTTGGTTTGAAGCTGGGGTTACTCTGAAAATAGGAGCAAGTCTTAAAGATTATATAAATGAGAAAGGTTCTTGGAAGTTCTTAGATGAATATGCTGCTTTCTTAAATGAGCATACTGCATGGTATAGGCCAATGACTCCACATAAAGTAATGATGTGGCAACAGAAGATTGAAGTAAGAAAAGGAGATAGAAAAAATGAAGTTGGTCTTAAAGGTACAATGCAAGGCATGTCATTTGAGAAAGATCCAACAAATGGTGTAGGGGGTCCAGTTAAATACTTCTTTCATGAAGAAGCTGGGATTGCACCTAAGATGGACCATACATATGAGTACATGAGACCAGCAATGAGATCTGGTTTACTTACTACAGGAGTATTTATAGCTGCAGGATCTGTGGGTGATTTATCACAATGTCTTCCACTTAAGGACATGATCTTAAATCCTACATCTAAAGATATCTATGCAGTGGAAACAGATCTAATAGATGAGAAAGGAACAACAGGTCTCTCAGGTTTGTTTATTCCTGAGCAATGGTCTATGCCTCCACACATAGATGATTATGGTAATTCACTTGTAGAAGATGCATTAGAAGCATTGGACAAACAGTTTAAACAGTGGAAGGAAGAACTTGCCCCAGAAGATTATCAGTTAAGAATCTCTCAGCATCCTAGAAATATTAGAGAGGCATTTGCCCATAGAACAGTATCTGTATTCCCACCACATCTTCTTGCTGCACAGGAAAGAAGAATAGAAGAAAAAGAATATGCTTATGAGTTCTTAGATATTTCTGCAGATGCAGAAGGAAAAGCTATAGTTACAAAAAGTAACAAAAGGCCTATCATGGAATTCCCAGTTAATAAGAAGACAGAAGATAAAACTGGATGTCTAGTTGTTTGGGAAAGACCTATTGCAGATCCACAATTTGGACAGTATTATGCATCTATTGACCCTGTTGGTGAAGGAAAGACAACTACCTCAGAATCACTATGTTCCATATATATAATGAAAGCTCCAGTACAAGTAGCAAGACATACAGGTACTGAGATAGAGACATATATAGAACAAGATAAAATAGTAGCAGCTTGGTGTGGTAGATATGATGATATTAATCAAACACATAAACAATTAGAACTTATAATAGAGTGGTATAATGCTTGGGCACTAGTAGAAAATAATATCTCATTGTTTATACAGTACATGATCCAAAGAAGAAAGCAAAGGTATTTAGTTCCAAAAAGTCAGATTATGTTTCTAAAAGACTTAGGTTCTAACAACAATGTGTTTCAAGAATATGGATGGAAAAATACCGGTACATTATTTAAAGCACACTTACTAAGCTATGCTATAGAATATACTAAAGAAGAATTAGATCAAGAAGTAAAACCAGATGGTACTGTAGTAAAAACAGTTTATGGTATAGAAAGAATTCCTGATCCAATGTTAATCAAAGAGATGAGAGAATACTCAGAAGGTGTAAACGTGGATAGACTGGTTTCTTTTGCAGCATTGGTTGGGTTCATGAAAATACAACAATCTAACAGAGGTTATTTAAGAAGAGCAATAATGGATGATGCTGCTAAAAACTTGCAAAAGTCAGAAAATTTGTTTAAATTAAATAAGAGTCCGTTTAAACATATGGGGAATAAAATGATGAACAGTAGTGGAGGGTTTAAAAGATCTGCATTTAAAAATATTAAATAATAGGTTATGCAAGTATATAACGCATTACAACTTAAGAAAGGAGCTAAAACAGAACAGAATAGATTAGGTAGTATTACCCAACCATTACAGTTTTTACCTAAAAAAGATAAAACTGAAGAATGGGCTGCCTGGAACTTAGACTGGTTAGAATGGCAAGGATTAAAACAAATAAGAAGAAATGCTAGACGGTTACTAAAAAACTATAAACTTGCAAAAGGGGTAATTGATAGATCTGACTATATTTTTGAAGAGGATAATGAGTATAAAGATATTATAGAGGTATTAACCAAAGAAGATGTATCAGCCCTTGAACTAAAGTTTTATCCTATTATACCCAATGTTGTTAATGTACTAGTAGCTGAATTTGCTAAAAGATCTACTAGACTTACCTATAGAGCCATTGATGATTTCTCTTACAATGAGATGCTTGAGCAAAAAAGAGGAATGGTTGAGCAAACTTTAATGGCAGATGCTGCAACTAAAATGTTAGCAGCTATGCTTGAACAAGGTTTAGATCCAAATTCAGAAGAAGCCACAAAACAACTACAGCCTGAAAATTTAAAAACTTTACCAGAGATTGAACAGTTTTTCAAAAAAGATTACCGTTCAATGGTAGAGCAGTGGGCAGAACATCAGCATAAAGTAGATGTAGAAAGATTTAGAATGGATGAACTTGAGGAAAGAGCATTTAGAGATATGCTTATTACTGATAGAGAGTTCTGGCATTTTCACATGATGGAAGATGACTATGATGTAGAATTATGGAATCCACTTTTAACATTCTATCACAAGTCTCCAGATGTTAGATATACCTCACAAGGAAACTGGGTAGGTAAAACAGATATGTACACTGTGTCAGATGTAATTGATAAATTTGGACACTTACTTACTACAGAACAACATGAGGCTCTAGAGTCTGTATATCCAATTAGATCTGCTGGATATAATATTGGGGGTCTACAAAATGATGGTTCATTCTATGATGGTACAAAAACACATGAATGGAATACTAATATGCCATCTCTTGCATATAGACAATACACATCTTTCATGTCTGGTAATGTATTAGATGGAGCAGATGTTGTTACTCAGATACTTTCTCAGGGTGAAGATTACTATGATCAAGGTACGGCATACTTACTTAGAGTAACTCAAGCATACTGGAAGTCACAAAGAAAAGTTGGACATCTTGTAAAGATCACAGAAGAAGGTGAAGTAAGTAATGATATAGTTACAGAAGACTATAAGATAACAGATAAACCAATATATGATACTAGACTCTTTAAAAATAAAACAAAAGATAATTTACTTTTTGGAGAGCATATAGATTGGATCTGGATTAATGAGGTATGGGGTGGAGTAAAAATAGGACCAAATGTACCTTCATTCTGGGGTATGAATAACCCAGGTGGATTCTCACCTATCTATATTGGTGTAAATAGAAACCACATTGGCCCACTTAAGTTTCAGTTTAAAGGAGATTCTAATTTATATGGATGTAAACTTCCTGTAGAAGGATCTGTATTCTCAGATAGAAATACTAAGTCTACTGCACTTATTGACTTAATGAAGCCATACCAGATTGGATATAACATTGTAAACAATCAGATTGCAGATATATTAATTGATGAGCTTGGTACAGTAATCATGCTTGATCAAAACTCTTTACCAAGACATTCATTAGGTGAAGATTGGGGTAAAGGTAATTATGCTAAAGCTTATGTAGCAATGAAGAATTTCCAGATTCTTCCTTTAGATACATCTATCACAAATACAGAGAATGCATTAAACTTCCAACACTTCCAAAAACTAGATCTAGAACAAACAAATAGATTAATGTCTAGGATAAATTTAGCTAACTACTTTAAACAACAAGCATATGAAGTAATTGGAGTTAACCCTCAAAGAATGGGGCAACAATTATCTCAATCAACTGCTACCGGAGTAGAACAGGCAATGCAAGCATCTTATGCTCAAACAGAAATATTCTTTATTCAGCATTGTGATTATCTAATGCCTAGGGTGCATCAGATGAGAACTGACTTAGCTCAATACTATCATTCTACTAAACCATCTGCTAGATTAACTTATATTACTTCTGCAGATGAGAAAGTAAACTTTGAAATTAACGGTACTGATCTTTTACTTAGAGATCTTAATATTGCTATTAGTACTAATGCAAATCATAGAGCTATTCTTGAGCAGTTAAAGCAAATGGCAATTCAAAATAATACTACAGGCGCATCTATTTTTGATCTAGGTAAAGTTGTTCAGTCAGACTCTATTGCTGCTCTTAATGTTGTTCTTAAGGATTCTGAACAAAAACAACAACAGCAGAAACAACAAGAAATGCAACAGCAACAGCAAATGCAACAAGAACAACTTCAAAAACAACAAGAGATTGAGCAAATGAAGATTGATTCTGTTGCTGCTGAAAATGAGAAAAACAGACAAAGAGATATCTTGGTTGCTGAAATTAGAGCTGCAGGTTATGGAGCTACGGCAGATGTTGATCAAAATCAAATGTCTGACTATAGAGATGCAATGAAAGATATTAGAGAGACTGAACAGTATCAAGAACAAACTGGACTTCAAAGAGAAAAAGAAGTAAATAGAATGACTATTGAGAACCAGAAGAACCAGATAGAAAGAGAAAGACTTCAGACAGAAAGGGAAATTGCAGAGAAACAACTACAAATTGCACAGGAAAACAAAAACAAATATGATGGCAATCCAAAGAAAGAAAAATAACTTAGCTATATATTACAGTATTTTTTTCTAGAAGATTAAATTTTTGAAGTTTATTCTGTATATTAAAGTATAACATAAAACCAACAAGATGAGTGAAAACATTGAAAATCCTGATAATCAGGTAGAAGATTCTACAGCGGTAGGACAAGTGGATGTAAATATTGATGAAATCTTTGGAATGCCTGGGGCAGAAAGTGTAATGCTCCCAGCAGAAGAAGAGAAACCAAAATCTATGTTTTCTAAGGAAAGTGTAGATACATCGTTCTTTGACAAAAAAACTGACTCTGAAAAAAAAGATGAGGAAGATGTTAAGCCAGAAGAGATTGAAAGTACAATCAATGAGCTTAATGAACTTATCACACAGGAAGAAGATGCAGGTAATAAAGGAAGACCAAAAGTAGATAAATCAGGTTTGTATGATCTAGCTATTAAGATGATAGATGAAGGAACACTTATTCCTTTTGAAGATGATAAACCATTAGAAGAATACACAACAAAAGATTTCCGTGAACTATTTGAAGCAAATTTTCAAGAAAGAGAAGAACAAGTTAGAAGAGATACACCAAGAGAATTCTTTGAGGCATTGCCAGAAGAACTTCAAGTTGCAGCTAAATATGTTGCTGATGGTGGTACTGATCTTAAAGGACTGTTTAGAACTCTTGCTCATGTAGAAGAGATGAGACAACTTGATCCATCAGATGAATATGATCAAGCAGAAATTGCAAGACAGTATTTACATGCTACTCAATTTGGTACTCCTGAAGAGATTGAAGAAGAAATCCAAGACTGGAAAGATTTAAACAGACTTGAGCAAAAAGCAAATCAATTTAAACCTAAGCTTGATGCAATGCAAGCTGAAATTGTACAGCAACAACTTGAAGAACAAGAAGAAAGAAAACAATTACAAGCTGAGCAAGCCAAAGCATACCAGGAAAATGTATACAATACATTATCTGCAGGAGCTATTGGAGGAATTAAATTAGATAAAAAAATACAAAGCTTGTTGTTCTCCGGATTAGTTCAACCTAATTATCCATCTATTTCTGGTAAACCTACAAACTTACTTGGACACTTATTAGAGAAGTACCAGTTTGTAGAGCCAAGACATGACCTAATTGCTGAAGCACTTTGGTTATTGGCAGATCCAAATGGATATAAAAACAGAGTTAAAGAACAAGGTAGCAAGCAAGCAACTGAAAAAGTAGTTAAGCAATTAAAAACTGAACAGTCTAGAAGGTTAACATCATCTACAAATTCACAATATGATGAACAACCAAGAAGACCATCTGCTCCTTCACAACCTAAAAAATTAACAAAAAATAATCTATTTAAAAGATTTTAATTAAGTAACAAATAAAACAAATATAAAAAATGGCAACTCCAATTTTAAACAATGGTATATTCCTTCGGGATACCGCTTACAATGCAAGTTCCCATGTGGATTCTTACCACTTGGTAAACATGCTAAAAGATGCTGAACCTATGGATTTAGGTCCAGTTGACCTTTGGGCTATGTCTCAAAAGGTAGAAATGCCTCTTTACCAAATGTCAAGTTTTGGTGGGAAAAATGTAATTATGGTAGATAATGCTCGTGGAGAGTATAAGTGGCAGACTCCTGTCTCTACAGATCTTCCATACATTCTTGAGGATATTGAACCACTTAATACTTTCAAAGGTATTGATGGAACAACCTTTAGAATTAAATTAAGCCGCAGAGAGTTTGGACATGGTGATATCATCACTTATGACAAATATAATGGGGTTGAGATGTACATTACAGATGAAGATATTCTTCCATTAGGTGATGGTTATGTTTACACAGTTCAACTTGTGAACAATGACAACACTAAATTCTTGGATAACTCATACTTAAACAATGGAACTAGATTCTTTAGAAAAGGTTCTGCAAGAGGTGAGTATGGTGAAAGATTCTCTGACATCACTACAAGAACTGGTTTCCGTGAGTACTACAACTTTGTTGGTGGTGCTGAAGCTCACGTACATTATTCAGTTTCTTCAAGAGCAGATTTAATGATCAAAGGTGGTATGAATGCAGATGGTACAGTTCCTGTAACTGAGATCTGGAGAAACTTTGGTGCTACTAATGATCCTTCTATCACATCTTTAGAAGATATGGTAAAAGTTTTAGGTAAGGATAAAGTTAAAAAAGCATTTGATAATGGAGATCTTTCTAGAACTTTCTTAACTCAAATGGAAGCTGCTCACTTAACTAAAATTGCAAGTGACATTGAGACTTACTTAATGTGGGGACAAGGTGGTAGAGTTAAGCAAGATGGACCAGATGACATCAGACTTTCTACTGGACTTTGGCAACAGTTGAACAATGCGTTCAAAAGAGTATACAACAAAAATAACTTTACTCTTGACTTATTCCGTGGAGAAATCTATAACTTCTTCAATGGTAAGGTTGAGTTCCAAGGACCAGATCCAAAAAGATCATTGGTTGTACAAACTGGTATGGGTGGAATGAGAATGGTTAATGAGGCCATTAGACAAGAAGCTATTGCATCAGGTTTATTAATTCAGGCTGCTGATATTGGTGCTATCACTGGTAAAGGTATGGACTTGAACTTTGGATTTGCTTATACTTCATATGTAATTCCATTCTTGGCAAATGTTAAGTTTGTTCTTAACCCAGCATTTGACAATGTTCATACAAATGATATTGAGAACCCAATCATTGATGGTTTCCCATTATCTTCTTACTCATTCATTATCTTTGATATCACTGATAACACTAATGATAATATCTTCTTATTGAAACTTTCTTGGGACAACCAATTGAAGTGGTGGTATCAAAATGGTACTATGGACTACATGGGTAGAACTCAAGGGTTCCAGTCTTCTGGACAATTCAATGGTTACCGTGTAATGATGTCTCAAACAATGCCAGCTATTTGGGTTAAAGATCCAACTAAAGTCTTGAAAATTGTTATGAGAAACCCAGTTACTGGTGGCTCTCTATAATAGATCAAAGTATAAGAGGGAGTGTAAAAGCTCCCTCTTTTTACTTATTTTTTAAAATTTAAAACCAACAAAAAAATGGAAAATTCAGAATTTACAATGGTGGAAATTAACAAAGCTGCCACCGCAAGAAAAACAGCTATTGCTATTAGACCGTTCTTTGATAAAAATGCTTCTAACATGGGGCTTGAAACTTATGACCAAGTATTGTTTGATGGAGTTAAACACCATGAACAATTAGCTTGTTTGGAAGTTAATGGGGTAATTAGATATATCACAGGTTTAAATGAATTTGCACCTGAGATTAAAATGTTACCTGATGAACAAAAAGCAGCTAAGATTAAAGAAATCAGAACAGCAATTGCTGAACTAGAAAGAGAACTAGCAGCAAATGTTATTGATATTGATGATAAAGATTTTTGGAATAAAGTAAAATTACTTACTCCAAATAACAAAGACTTCTGGAATAAGATAGATATTAAATGTGGTAATGAGCCAGTTTATCTTGATCCAAAAGATCCTTTTGATAGAGTTAGACTTTATGCTATTGAGGCTGGAGGTTTTTCTATTGTAGCAAAAAGCTATGAAGATGCAAGATCAAAATCTAAACCACCAAAGTTTTATTTAGATAAAGAAGAAGAAACTGTAATGGTTAGAACTGAGTACAAGAAAATGCGTAATAAAGCACTTTCTGAATTACAGAAGTTATATGACAAGAACAGTACAAAACTATTCTATGTTGCTAAAGTAGTAGATATTAATAGCACACAGTATAGAAAATCTACTCCAAATGATGTCATTTATGAAAATATGGACTTATACATAAATGGTGATGGTGGAGAAAGCAACAAAGAAAGAGCATGCAAAACTTTCATTGATGCAGTAAATATGGATATGGAGACACTAAAAATTAAATCAGTTGTTAGAGATTCCGTATTTTTTAAGTATATTATTAATAAAGCAGATGGTCATATTTATCATTCTAAGTCTAACAGCTTACTTGGTAGAAATGTATCAGATGTAATAGAGTATTTAAAGAATCCTTTAAATGAGGATATTCTTAAAGATTTAATTACATCTTGTGAAAGATATTGGAACACATAAAATTAAAATAAAATGAAAAAAATGGGTAAAGCCATGTATGGCAAAACAATGATGAAAACAGGTGGTATGGCAAACTCTAATGCTAAAATTTTAGTTGATAAAACTCCTGGATCTAAAGGAACTACAGTTGGCTTAAATCCTAAAGCTATTGTTACTCCAAAAGCTAAGAATGGCATGTCTATGAAACCAGGCATGATGAAAAGAGGTGGTGCTAAAAAGAAATAGTAATGCCTAAAGATTCTTGCTATCATAGTGTAAAAGCACGGTATGCTGTGTTCCCTTCTGCTAGAGCTTCTCAAGCTATTGCCAAATGCCGTAAAGGTAAAGGTCAAGTAAGAAAGACTGAGAAAGGTGCAGAACTAAAAAGATGGCAAGCTGAGAAATGGCAAGATACTAAATCAGGAAAAGCTTGTGGTGCCGGTGGTAAAAATGAATACTGCCGGCCTACAAAAAGAGTATCTAAGGATACACCTAAAACAAAGTATGAACTAACTCCTTCTAAACTAGCTGCTAAGAAAGCTGAGAAATCAAGAGTAGGAATGGGAAGTAGAGTTAAAAAAGTATAGTTATGGCAATTAAGAAAACAACTAAATCAACACCAGCTAAGAAAAGTTCTTCAGTTGGTATTTCTATTTTTGGAGGTGGTAAAGCAGAACAAAGAAAATGGGAAATTGAATCTGCTATGTCTACATTACAAAGAGCTTCTGAAATTCAGAAGAATGCAAAGCTTATGAATGATGTTAAGAAATTAGCAGCAGAAAAAGCTAAAGAGTTTAATAGTATTGCAGCTGGTAAAAAGTTTTAATCATGGCAAGAGTAACTGCTGGTGGAGAGAAACATAAGATCTATAAAAAGACTACTAAAAAAGGAGAAGGAAAAGTAGGCAATATTATGGTTAATCATCCTACTAAAGACAAAGGAAAGTGGGACACTATTGATCTAACAGAAAAGTCAGGAGCAAAGACTATTAAACAAGGTATAGCAGCAACAAAGAAATGGCATAGAGAAAATCCTTATCCTAAAAAGAAAAAAGATGGCAAAGTCACCCGCATGGCAAAGAAAAGCAGGTAAGAACCCAGAAGGAGGTCTTAATGCTAAAGGAGTGGCTAGTTATAGAGCAGCTAATCCTGGTAGTAAACTTAAGACAGCTGTAACTACTAAACCATCTAAACTAAAACCTGGAAGTGAAGCTGCAGGAAGACGTAAAAGTTTCTGTGCAAGAATGTCAGGAATGAAGAAAAAACTAACAAGCTCAAAGACAGCTAATGATCCTAACTCTAGAATCAATAAGTCTTTAAGAAAGTGGAATTGTTAATTTAATATATGTAATTATGAAAACTTGTAAAATGGGTTGTGGTAAAATGAAATCTGGTGGTGCTGCAACAAAACCAATAAAGAAAATGAAAAGTGGTGGAGCTGCTACATTAAAAGATATCATTAATAAAAATGGTGTTGCTATGAGTGGTACTACTGGTCCTATGATGATGAAGAAAGGTGGTAGTTCATCATTACCTATTTGTAAAGGTGGTAATGTGAGAATGCCCGATGGTAGTTGTGGTGATAGAAAATTTAAATCAGGTGGTGCTATTAAAAAGTTTGCTGCTTTAGCTCCTCCATATGATAAAGCTACTGCTGCAGATAGAATTGCTGGAGCTAAGAAAAATGCACGTAAAAAGAAATAATCATGTGTAGCTGTAGAGGAAAAGGTAAAGTAAAAAAGTAAAGTCATGCCTGATAAAAAAAGTCCAAGAGAAGCAAAACAAAAGTTTTATTCTCCAGATGGTAACTACAAAACAGTAGTTAAAAAAAGATATGGCTCACCTGAAAGTGTTAAAGAAACAAGAACACTTAAAGGAGTATTGAGAGGTGTTAATAAACCATCAATTCAAATTGATGAACCACCAATGGCTAAAGAACCACAAATCTATAAAGCTAAAAAAGGTGGAGCAACAGATAAGAAGTGGATTCAAAAAGCAGTAAACCCTAAACATAAAGGTTACTGTACTCCTATGTCTAAACCTACATGTACACCTAAGAGAAAAGCTCTTGCTAGAACATTTAAAAAAATGGCTAAAAATAAATAATCATGAAAAAAAATAATAAAGTAAATCCACTTACTCACTTTAATAATCTTAAAGCTGCTGCTATTAAGAAAGCTGGTGGAGAAATGTCTAAGTATAAGAAGTCATTACCTAAAAAAGATAATGGTGGTGGTTTATATGGTATACCAACTTTACAAGAAAGAGGTATTAGAAATGTATATCAAGGTCCTTTGAATGAAGAAGATTCAAAATATATGGATAAACAATATCCATTAACAACAAAAGATTCTTGGAATGGTCCATTCTTATCTGAAGATAGTGGATCAAAACAAATGCCAGGAAGAGGTTATTATAATCCTGATCCAAATGCCAAAGGGTATACTAAACTTCAAAAACAACAAGCAGCAAGAGAAAGACTTGAAAATTTGGCAAGATCAAGTGATGAATTTGTTCAAAAAAGAAATAAAGAATATGGAAATTTAACGGGTAAAAATGGAACTGTTAAATATGAGGGAAAAAATATTAATTGGAATGATCAAGATATTGATGTAAATAGTGCACTGAGAAGGTCTGAAAATGCTGCTGTAGATAAGGATACAGGAGCTGGAATGAAGTTATATAAGAGAGGTGGCTCTAATAAAAGAAAAAGAAAATAAAAAATGTTAAATAGTACTATTACCATAAAGATGAAACAAAGGCTGAATAAGCTTGATAGTCAGGATTATGATAACATAACCTGCTGGCAAGTAGTTGAGTCTTTTAATAAGGCTCAAGTAGAATGGGCTAGAAGACAGCTTCATGGTATCAATGTAGTAAAAGAAGGTGATGAGCAATCTACCCGGAGAAAAGATGACTTACAAGTTCTTCTTAATAAAACTACTATAACTAATTTAACAGATAAAGGGGATTATTCTTTTTTAAGTATTCCCGGAAATTATCTACAGTGGAAAAGAGTAGATGTATTTGCTCAAAGAGATTGTTGTAATAAAAGAAGAATGGTAATATATCTTGCAGAAGAAGGTAATGTATCTATACTTCTTAGAGACGCATTAAAAAAACCAAGCTTTGAGTGGGCAGAAACATTTGCTACTTTAATAAATGACAGTATTAATATCTACACTAATGGTGAATTTAACATCCCAGAGGTAGAACTTACATACTATAGACAACCTAGAAAGATACAAATTCAAGGTTGCACAGATCCTTATACAGGAGTTCAATCTACAGTAAATGTAGAATGTGAATTTAAAGATGATATAATAGAATTACTAATTGATGAAGCAGTAAGTATTTTAGCTGGAGATATAGAATCTGGAAACCAGTTCTCTAGAGCACAAGAAACTGCAGAAAGAAACAACTAAAAAATGGAAAAACCTAGAATGTTAAAAAGAGATGCAATGACATCAGCATCTTACTCAAGTGCGCCTTCTGCTGGATCAGCTAATTGTGATACAATGACTGCAGCTTGTGTATCAGAATTAATGAATGCTGCAACTAGTATTCACAAACTACACTTAAAAGTAAAAGGTGCAGGATCATATGCTGCACACAAAGCATTGAATGAATTATATGATGCTCTTCCTGGTCATGCAGATGATCTTGCAGAAGGATATCAAGGTGCTTCAGAAAAACTTCTTGATTACAAAGAATCTGCACCAAGAACTTTAAATACAGTTGAAGAAGGTATTGCTTACCTAAGAGATATGTATCAAATGATAAATACCTTACAAGCTAAAATGCCTTATTCAGAAATTGTAAACTCATTAGATACAGTAAAAGATACTATTAACTCTGGAAAGTATAAATTACTTTTCTTAAAATAATTTTGGAGTTAGAAATATTTTTACTATATTATAATATATATTTATGTTTAACTAAAATTTAAAAAAATGGCTTATTTTAATCATGCGTTTAAGAAAACGTTTTTAGCTACTGGTGATGATATTACCATAACAGCTACAAATCCAGCTGGTGCATCTCTTGGTCCAGCAACAGCAGTTGGTGGATTTTTGAGTACTGCATCTTCTCTTTTACCAACTATTGTTATGAATCAGTTGGCTGCAGCAGCAACTATTTCACAAGGTAATTACTCTAACAATTATGTTGGATTATTTACAAAAAATATGGTTTCTGTATCTACTGGAGATTTAACTACATGTTGTCCACTTTACTTAGTAGGTTCTGCAATCTACTGTGAGGACAAAATTAGTCCGTTCTTAGGTGGATACCAAGAGACTAACAAATCTAAATTAATCAATCCTAGATATGTATCTAGATTTTATGGTGTAGATTCTTGTCCTCCATCTAACAATGTAGTACACGTTGGTTCTACTTATTCTAGTTTAGGTGGTGGTGTAACAACTGGTTCTGTTACTACTCCAGGTGTTGGATATGCACCTAACTCTGCAACAGCTGTAGTTGTTGATACAGTAACTACATCAGGTACTGGTACTGGTCTTACATTGTTTATTACAATTGCTGCTGGTGTACCAACTGTAACAGGAATTGCAAGTCTTGGTAAGGGTTATGAAGTTGGTGATACTGTAACAATTAATTCTCCTTCTGGAACACCTGGTACTCTTGCTGTATACACTATTGTATTTGTTACTCCTGCAATTGATCCAGTTATCCCTGGAACAAATTGTTGTAAAGAGTTTTTATGTGGTGAGACTTATAATCTTCGTTTAGATGTTAAAGGTTCTCCAGCTTTGAGATTCTTAAATCACAATGCATACTATACTGCAACTGCTTATACTGGTTGTTGTCCTGCAGGAACTATTGCTCCAACTCCAGTAGATTCTACTGAAGTAATGATCCTTTGGGCTAATGACTTGTTAAACTCTCCAATTGTATCTCCATTCATTCAGATTGCTATTCAAGATGAGACTGGTGTTATTTGGTATGCTCCAGGAACAGATGCTACTTTCTTAGCTGCTGAAGGTGCTGATACTTGGGATAATTATGTATCTCCAGGACACACAACTAATGCTTGTGCAGGTTTGATCCTTAATGGTGCTTATGTAGATACTAGATTTGGAGATTGTACTTTCCAAATTTCTGACTTCTATGAGAAACAACCAGTTGATTTACATGTAAGTGAAGTAGACTTAAATGGTGATCCATGTGAATTTACAGGTCTTTGTGTAGTTAATGAGTGTTTAGGATCTCAAGCAATGGGTCTTGGTGAGTCAGTTCTTAGAGATATTATTCTTTCTGAGTCTTACAGACAAAATTTCTTCTCTTCTGATTTCAGAATCCGGGAGATCACTCAAGGTAACCAAATTGTAAATGCTATCAACAGACAAGCACTCTACTATAGAGATTACTTGCAACATAGTGTTCCAAGATTTAATAATCCAACTGGTACATTTGACAATGATCAATACCTATTAGAAGTTATCTTTACTGATTCTACTACCGCTACAGCATTTGAAGCTGCAGTAACCACATGGTTAACAAACTGTGATAATGACTGTAACATTGAGACATTTGCTTGTCTTTCAAATTGCTTAGCAATTGCATTCCCAGCTCTTCCAGCTCAGTGTGGAATCTAAGAATTAAAGGTTAATAAATAGATAAAGGGGAGAGAGAGTTTATACTCCTCTCCCTTTATTTTTAAAATAAAGTTATGGCAAATCATGTATTAAGTTTAGAGGTGCCTCAAGTAATGAATGAATGCATTCTTAAGATACTTGACACAAGTGTATATCAGACAGCAGATCCTGCTATTCCAATAGTATGCCCTACACTAAATGTTACAGTACCGGGATTTGGTTATTCTAACCAGATAGAAGGAACTGCAATGACTAATTTTGTTAATACAGGTCACATAACTTTAACTGCATGTGATTTACAATTACAAACTACAGAATGCGGTACTAAGTATTTTAATTTACCAGACGGTATATATATTATAAAATACAGTGTGTCCCCAAATGACACTGTATATGTAGAGTATAATCATATGAGAATGACAGCTGCAC